GCGCCTACGGCCGTCAGTAGTAACAGATAACGCTTGCGTCCGGCCCCCCGTTAGTAGTAACGCTCACATCGGGCCGATTCCCGGCCGGGAGCAAGCGCGATATGGGTGACAGCACACTGCGGCAACGGGCGTTCAAGGAGACGATGAACAAGCGCGGGTTTGTTCAGCGACAGGTATGGATTCCGCCGGCCGCAATACCCGAGTTTGATCGTGCGGCGGAACTGGCGCGACAGGACTCCGCGTTGACGATCGGCCGCATGGTGGACGTCCGCACCGGCAAGCTGCGCGGGCTGAAACGGGCCGCCGCGCCGCTATTGCCGGATGATGGCGTACGAACGGGAGAGCCGACATGAAACGGCCATTGACGCGGGCTGAATTGGACATGGCCGCGTGCATGATGCCGGGGTGCGATCACACCAGCCACGGGCCGATGTTCTTTCACGGCCGATGCCATCCATCGGCGCCGGTCGAGGCGAGCTATGATCGGGTCACGGGCACCGTCCTGATTGCTTGCCAGCGCTGCAAGGCGCCGATCGCCGCAGTTGCGGTGGCGCCGACATGACGCGGGAAGATCGCCGCCTGTTGCGACGGGTGACGCGCGAGAGCCGGGCGCCGGTGCCGCCGCGCCGCGACGGCTGGCCGTGCGGCCCGTGGTTGCCGCTCTGCCGGTGGCCGGATTGCGACTGCTACCCGAACGCGCCGCGCGTGCCGCCCGACCCGACTCCGTTCCCGCCCTGGCCGGCACCGTGAGTCCGCCGGTCGAGGTCGAGGCGCCGGCGCCGGTCGAGGCCGCGCGCCGGCGCCGGTCGAGGCCGCGCCGCGCCATGCCGAAAACGTGGCGCAACCGCCTCGCGCCGTGGCCGCCGTCGCCGTTTGGCCGCCGGGGGTTGCCGCCGCCGCCGCGCCGCGAGGCCGGGCCGATCGCCGATCCGCGCCAAATCGCCTTGCCGCTCTGCAACCGCCGGACGGACTCATAATCCGCATTATGGTAAATCGTTCGCAGTAGCGAACAAGTCACGCGCCAGTCATGCCGGGCGCCCGGTGCCGATCGGCCGGGCGTGACTTGACGGAGTCCAGTGAAACGATCCCGCGCGATCGCGTGAGTTCTTCCGATCGGGCTTTCGCAAGCGAAACGGTGGCGCCCGCCACGCAACCGCAGGACGCGGGCCGATCGGCCGATTGTGACGCGCACGACTAACGCGCGGTAAGCGGAACGGCGTGCCGTGCGCCATGCCGGCGGGTTGGCTGACCGGCAATTGGGGAGCAGTCCCCCTCCCCTATAGGCACGCACGACACGCCGCCGGTGCCAGTGTGGCACAAACCTTGCGCCTCGTCCCTCACGAGCCGCTTGCTGCCTTGTGCGCTGCAAGCGGGCGCCGGTAGGCGCCTCTGTGACCCTGCCAGCGCGCGCCTTCGCGCGTCCGCCCCTAAGACTTAGATGCTTGAATCCTGTACGTTTGGGGTGGCGCCGCAATAGATGTAGATACGTTCGCATATACGGCCGCCGATCGGGCTTTCGCTAGCGGAACGATCGCGCGCGATCGCGCCGGCGCCGGGCGGAACGCGCCGTGAACAAAGGCGCTGAATGAATCAAAAGTCTGCCGGTTTGGGAAATCGGGCCGGAATCAGCCAAAACGACGGGCCGGAAACCGCCGGGGGGGGAAGGCGCGCCGATTCGGTGGAATTACGGGGGAGCGCGCGCCGGCGCCCGCGTCCGGTTGATCCAGCGCGACGGCCGCAGATCGGCCCGCAGGCCCGCCATGAAGCGCTGTAGGATGGTCGCCGCTGTCAGGGCGGGCGCCGGCGCCGGGGCAACCTCTGCCACGACGTCGGCCGGCGGGGGGGCGGGCGCTGCCGCCGGCAGGATGTGCACCATCGGGCCGTTGGCGTTGCGCACGAGGCCGGTACGAGTCTGGCAGTCGCGCCGCGCGACGATTAAGGCAAGGCAGCCGATTTCCATCAGCGCGTTGCGCGTGCGGCTCACCGTGTCGGCGCAACAGTCGAGCAAGCCCGCCAGCGTTTCCGCCGTCGCTTGCACGACGTTGCCGCCCGCCTGGTGCGCCAGGCGGATCAGGCACCGCAGCACCGACTCGCCGTAAACACGGGGGGGAGCGTCGACCAACGTCGGCCACGCGTCGCGGAAGCTCTGCCACGCGGCCGCGTAGTCAACCGCAAGCCGGGGCGCCGCATCGACGTCGATCTGGTGCATTCGCGGTTTGAGGCACACCGCGACCGGCGCCCGTGTGGGGAGAGGGGGCAGTGTGGCCGCCAGCGCCGCGCCGGCGGCAGAGAGGCCGGCGCGGGCGGCAACCGCCGCGCCGTCCGCCACTAGCCCGCCAGCGAGCCGCACAGAGACCGCTAGAGGCCGGGGCCGCTGGCCGTTCGCAAGCGGGGGAGAGGGTCCGGTCACGGGCCGGGTGACGGAAACGTGATGTCAAACAGCCACGAGTCGGTCTCGCCGCGATCGTAGGCAGCGCGGCACGACGGACAGGTAACGGCCCGCACGAGCCGGGTGACGGTTTCGCCGTGGCGCAGTTGCATGACGGCGCCGCCGCACAATGCGACCGGCCGGGCGTTAGTCGATTCTGGCCTCGCGAGATGCACGGGTGACGCGAAATTTTCGCGTGCCCGTCGCTGTTCGGGGGGGGGGGAAGTGCCTACCTTGGTACTGGGTAACGTCATTGGCCGCCGACACGGTTTGATGACGGGGGGGGGGACGCCCGCCAGGGTCCCCCCTCCAATCCTGCCCGCAGCCGATAACACGAAATGGATTCGGCGCTAGCCCCCCCCCCCTCGCGCTGCCGTGAGGCGAGCTACTTGCCCAAGCCCGCCATGAAGCCGCCGGCGAGCTGCATCACGAACATGAGCCAACCGGCCGACGTCGTCGGCGTGCCGCCAGCGAACGCTTGCGCGGCACCGGCAGCGATCACGGCCACGCCCGCCATAGACGATCCGGGATGTTGCCAAATATGCGCGAAATCGAAACTTGGTTGCAGGGCGGTCGGTGTCACGGGGACGGTGCTACTCATCGCGGATTCACTCCTTGCGTTTGGGCGGTTGCGGTTGCGTCACGGCGAACATGTGCTGAAAGCTGCGATCAATCCTTTGCAGTGTCGCCAAGGTTTGCACGCGGAATTGCTGCGCCGATTCCGACTCGGCCTTGCGAACGTCGGTTTCCTGTTTGATGCGGTCGATCAGATCCCGGTCGAGCGTTGCGTCATGCTCGATTCGCGAGGCGGTTTCCGCTTGTAGGGCCACGGTTTGCGCGGTGAGGCTGGCGTTGATGTCCGAAGCCCAAAAGCCCAATTTGAGAACGGCCGCGCCGATCGACAGGCAAATGGCAATCGACGGCAGAAAGCCCGCCAGTTGCCGGGCCACCTCGGCAAGCCGCGCGGGGGGGTTGTCTGCCATTGCCATCGCGCCGGCGCCACGTCCTAGACGGCCGCCGCCGCGTCAAATTCCAGATCGGGGAAAGCCTGCTTAATCAGCTTGCGGTCGGCGCCGGTCAGCGTGGTTTTCTTGGTTGTTTCGACAATCTTGCGATGCTTAGCACGCAACGCGGCGCGATCGGGCGCCGGTTGCTTGGCCGCTCTCGCCGATCGGCGTGCGGCGCGGAACGTCGAACCGAACGATGGGATTTTGAGGCCGGCGGGCAAGCCGGGAATTGCGCCGCGTGCCGCCGCAATCTTGAAACCGCCGGCGATCAAAACCAAGCCAACCGTCAGCAACATGCCACGGATTGCCAACTCTTCGAGCCACGTGATCGCGCCGACTCCCAAGCCGGCGAACGGATTCGCGACAGGCACCGATGCCGGTGGAGTCTGCAAAGGATCACTGAAGCCGCCCGGTGCGTCCGCCGCCGGCGGGCCGCCTTGAGTCAGTGGCGGGTTGCCGGTGGTGGTCGGCGTGCCGCTGCCGGTGCCGCCTCCCAGCAACGGGTTAGGGTTCTGTGAGCCGGTTTGCGCGCCCGGTGTGAAACCGCCGGGATTCTGTTGCACTTGGCGCGGTGTCGGCGGGAATGGACTATCGAGCGGCCCCAGCAACGGGTTGTCGAGGACGTCGGCCATGCTACGCCCGGTGCGGTTTCTGCCGCGCCACGGTGGTTATGTGCAGCATGTCCGCCGCGTCGCTGGCGCCAAGGTCATAAAGCCGCGTCGCCAGCCAGTTGCGCTGGTCCGGCAGACTGGCAACCGCAAGGCCGTGATGGGGTGCGTTCAACAGCGGAACCGCCATGCGTGACGGCGCCACGCCATGCGGCAAAGTTTGATTCCATTGCTGGGTTGGCACGCCCGCCATGTTCTAGCCTCCCCCCGGTGCCGCGAACAGCCGCGCGATCGAGTCGGCCGGTGGTGAGCCGGACGGCGGTTGCACGTTCCAGCGATTTGAATACGTGTCGGCGGTTTGGCCGAACGGTGCGATAGCCGCGCCCGTATCGTCGGTGAATGTCGGCAGAAAAATCGTCGTGTCGAGTGCCGGCAGCGCGGCGGATGTCCGACGGTGGAGGTACCAGAACAGCCCGCCGGTGATCGCCAGCGCCACCAAGATAACCGCCTCGGTGTCGGGTGCGTTCACGCGCCGACGCCTAACACGGTATTGATCTGGGTTTGCGTGAAACCTTGCGCCCGCAGTACGTCAGGATTAAGCGACGTCATGCCGCTTTGAATGCCGCCGGTTGCCGGATTGAAGTACACTTCGCTGCCGCCGGTGCCGAACGTCGCGCGGTTCTGTTCCTGCAAGGTCGCGCCAAACGGAATCCATGCCGCGATCAAGCTCGCGTCGGTTGCTTTCTGCGACGTTTGCGCTTGCAGCGTCGCGGCATTGTTCATAAAGCCATAGAGCAATGAGTCGTGTGTCGTGTCGCGCGTCAGAGCCGCGCCGATCTGCGCGAGGTCGATTGATTCCACGGTGCGAAGTTGGGCAATGCCGGTGGTGGATTGCAACGTCGCGATCGACACGGCCGCCGCGTTGCGGTTGGCGTCAATCGCAACCGCGCCCTGTACCTGCGCTGCCGCCGTTTGCTCCTGCGAGTGCAACGCCTGGAGTTGCGCGCCGTACTGCGCTTGCGTCGCTTCGCTTGTGAGTTGCGCCTTGAGATAATCGCTTTGCGTCGTGTCCGCCGCTGCCGCCGCCTTGCTGCCCGACGAATAGTAAATATAGACCAGCACGGCGCCGCCGATAAACACCACGCCCGCCGACGTGTAGGGGTGCGCGCGCACCCATGCGACCGATTCGCCGAATTTGCTCAAAGCGGTGTGCCCGACGTCGAACCGCCCGCGCTGCCGGTGGTGGTTGCGTTCGGCAATAGCGGGGTGAACTGAATCGGTCGCGTCGGTTGGCCGTTGATCGCTTCGTTATGGACCAGCGCAAACACGTTCAACAGCAAGCGCTGAAACGCCATCGGCCGGCGGGGATACGCATCATTCAATGCAAACGGCATGACCAGCGCGGCGCGCGGGGCGAACGCGGTGGCGCCGCGCGGTGGCGGACGCGCGACTCCCAGATTCAGAAAATCCGGCAGCGTATAAGGCGGGTGCGTCATGTCAGCCGCCCGCCGTCAAATGTCCGGCGCCAAATTCCGATTGGAAATTGCCAAGCCCGAAACCGCTGCCGGCATAGATCGGCGGCCCGGGTGAGTAGCCCGTGACCGGGCCTTCCGCCGTCGCCAATGCCGAGTTGTAGGCACTCGATGACGCGTTAATCACGCCCGACGTGTTTGCGTTGCGCGACACCAGAATTGCCAGCACGGCCACGCCGACAATGGCAAGGCCGATTGTCGTGATGTCGCGCATAACCTCATTGACCGGACCCATTTGATTCCTCGGGTGTCAGAATGTCGCGCCGGGCTGATTGACGCCGAACGGGTTGGCGTTGGCTACATTGGACGTCGTCGCGACGTTCGCGCCGGAAACCGGCGAGGCCGCCGCGCCGATCACGGCGGACAGCGCATTGCCGGCGGAACTGAGTACGCTTGACGTCTCGCTGCGCTGCGACAGGATAATGGCAAGCACGGCAAGGCCGATAACCGAGCCGGCAAGCGCAAATATCGCGCGCAGAGTTTCGCTAGCCATGCCGGAAAACTCCTGTCATGCAATCACCGTAACGGGCACTGGATCGGACGCGACGGAAATCGGGCCGGACAGATCGGCGGACACTTCGCCCGATACCTTTGAGCCGAAAATCACGCCGCCGTATTCCGTCAAACTATGCGACGGTAGCGCCTTTGGCGGGTTGACAATGACGGCCTTCAACTGGTCAAACAGCCCGCCGTGATGCAGCACCAGCGCGACGATTATCAGTGTCAACAGCCCGGTGGACAGCCCGCGCAACGGTTGCGCGTAGCCGAGTGCCGCCGTGATGCCAATGCCGGCAGCCCAAGCCCAAAACTGCGAGCCTTGCCCGAAATCGGCCGCCAGTAGCTTTGCGGTGTCGTGTTCCGTGCCGCGAAACGCGATCACGGACAGCGCAAGCCCGGTAAGGATCAGTGCAATCGGCATGGCGCGTTTTAGATTCCCAACTCGCCAAGATATTGCGGCAGCGTGCCGCGCAAGGTGACAAACGCCAGCGCTGCCAGCGCGAGCCAGCCGAGAATCCGCCCGGTCGCCTCCATGTCAGTATGCGCCGACTTGCTTCATCAGAATTGGGTACTTGGCGCCAACGACATAACCAATCGCCAGCACGAGCGCTATCATCAGCCAATGGTGCGCTTCCATGTCAAAATCCTTTTACAGTTCAACGCGGTCCAGTACTAAATGCCACGCTCCTGCCGCCACCGACAGCAAGGCCAGCAACAGCACGATTAGGCCGATGTCCACGCGGACGCGGAACGGCCGCAGTACCATGGCATTCAGTTGCACGACGGTTGGGAGCATGGCGCAGACTCCCTAGGATGCGGTTCCCGACAGCGACGGCGCCGACGCGAGAATTGACGACACGCCGAGATTTTCCCAACCGATTTGTAAAACCGCGTTGGCGCCGACAGTGATCGGATTGATCGAAAGCACGGTGTTACCCTCGGCCGCCGTCGAAATCGGGTCTTCGGAAAAATCGAACATGTAGAAGCCCGCCGGAAAATCGTCGCCGATCGCATTCCGCGTGAGATAGCTTTGCAGCCGTACGGTTCTTTTCCACTCGGTAGTCTGATTGGCGCTTTGGAGCGCGAAATAGTTGATGTCGGTGCCAGCGTTCAGCACGCCCGCATTATCGTACGCCAGCACGACAGACTGGAACTGCCGCAAATTGCTGAAACGCACGTAATTGTCGCTCGCCGCGATCAGTGACGACAGCGACGTCTGCTTAATTTCGTACACCGTGCTAAGGTCCGGCGACAGCATCGGAATCAGTTGCAACGGGAACTGGTCCCAATATTCCTGATACACATTTACTGCCGTCGAATAGGTCGGCACGTTCACGCCAGTGCCCGCGCCGGTGAACACCGCATCCAATGGCGTGCCCGTCGATTTGGCAAAATTGTTATTGAACGTCAATTGCAAGCTCTGGGTGGCAAACACCGCGCCCGAGAATACGCCGCCTTTGAGCGAATGACGGCCGAAACACAGGGGAATCTCATACACGGCCGCGACGGTGCCGCTGCCGGGTGCCGCGATGGTGGCGGGGCACGCGATCGGTGAATTTGGCGCGCCGAATCCCGTGGGGGAGTCGGTGGTGTTTGCCGCGCCAGCCGCGCGCCGGTGGCGCCGCGCCACGACGGCGGCAAGATGCCAGCCAGGGGTTGCGATGCGCGCGTTGGAATTTGGGTCGGTGTATTGAATGAACGACAGGCTATTCCACGGACCCATGCCGGTGCGCGTCAGCACCGAGCCGCCGGCCGGATTTGTAACGGTGGTAACAACCTCGGCGTAGAATTTGGAAATCAGCCCGACAGGCTGAATTGGCACGGAAATCACTTGCTGCGATCCGGCAACCGGCGTGATGGTCGCGCTGTAGATAAGCTGGGTAAAGCGTTTTCCGTTTGCACGCAGAAAAGCGCTGGCGTTCGCATTGTCCGCCAGTTGCTTGTCAGTCCAGGGTTGCAGGATGTTGGCGCTGGCAGACTGCCGCATCATGGTAGCACTCATTTGTGAGTCACTCCTGCGAAGTGTGATACGGCGGGGCGCCGAACAGTTCGGCCACCAGCACGCCAATTACGAGCCAAAAGCCGGCGATGGCCGGAATCAAAACATAGTTCGGCCACGCGGTAAGGAGTCGCCCGTTCATCATGCCGCAGCCGCCGGCGCGCCACGCACGCGCATCGCAAGCTGGGTAGCGAAAACCGCGACGGTGTATGCCACCAGGACAATCAGCCCGATCGTGAGGAAATTGTCCGGCCTAAGAGTCACAACCGCAGGAACCATGCGATGCGACTCGGTTTCTTCTGCCATTACATCGGGCCTCCGGTGCAGATTAGACTCGGACGCGGCGCGGGTTGTCGGCAACCGGCGCGTCGGGTGCATCGACATAGGCGGGCAAGCGGATTAACAAACGATTAAGAATTTGCGGAAAACTTGGCGCGGGTGCGAGGACGTCGAGGCGATCGGCGCGGACGTCATACCAAAATGAGTGATGCACGCCCGCGCGCCGCAACGCGTCGAAATCGAGACGCGGCACATAGCGAAGCATCCTGTCCCTATCGTCAGGATGCGGCAGCATGAAGATTTGTAAAAATTCAGACTCGGACAGCGCGAACGTGTCAACAAACGCGGGCCGTTGCGTCAAAAAAACCATCGGGCAATTTTTTGACCGGCCTTGCGTCAGCAACGCCCGCAAGCCCGGATTGTGCTGGCCAAGCCTAAGCCCCTCGTCAATGAAGACTCCGACATGGCCACGGTCGAGACACGACTCGAGATAGGTTTGTACGCGGCCGCCCGGTTCGCCGTCGGTGTAATCGCACTTGACGGTGTAGAGGCCGGGCGCCTCGGGTGGCGGTTCTGCCAGCGAGGCCGGCGCCGTGATCGGCACGGCGGACACCAGATCATCCCCCTTAAAGTCAAAGATGACCCACGGCATTGCGTCAAAGCTGCGCTGTGACAGATGGTGTAATGCCTCATGCGTCTTACCGCTGCCGGTGTGACCGGCAATTAAGAGCCGTTCGTTATCGGTTGGCAGACGCACTAGATACCTTGCAACCGTTCGTCGATTGACGACACGGGCAAGCCCGCGCCGCGCTTCTCGAAGCCGGCAACGGTCCCGGCAGCGTGCGCCAGGGCGGCCGCAATCGACTCTTGCGTCTGTAGCGGCGCTGCCGGTGGATTGCCGGGGCCATTGGGCTTTACCGCGCCCGTAGGCGCCAAAGGTTCCGGCGATGTTCGCGCATTTGACGCGATCGGCGCCGGCAACGGTGCGAGGGTCATGCCGGCCGGTTCCGCCGTCGCGATCGGCGCCGCTGCCGGTGCCGCGTCCGCGTCGGCGCGCCGGCGCGCCATGATGTCAAACGCCCGTCGCAAGTAAACGCACGCCAACACGTAGCCGACATAGAGCCAGTCCCACATCGGCCCCGTCGCGGTGAAGCCGGTCAACGCTTGCGTGCGCTCAAACGCGGCCGCCACGCGCGCCGCTTCGGCCGCAGATAGTTCCAACTCCGGCAGACCGAGCATGGTCGCCGCGTCGGCGTGCGCCGATTGAATCGCGTTCGCGGTGTCGCGCCGCGTCGGCGCCGGCGCCGGCGCTTCAGTACCGGCGCCGGCGCGTCGATCGCGCGCGCGCGCCTTCTGTGATGCGACGTCGCCCTTGTTCCTTACACGCGGACGCGGCGCGGGGCGGACAACCTCGGGGCCGGGGGAGGGCTCGGGGAGTCCTCTGGTGGTGACGGTGGCGGTTCCGCCGGCGCCGGTGTCGGTGTCGGTGGAGTCAGTGCCGCCGATAGGCGTTGCTCCATTTCCGCGATGCGCGCGCGGTCCGCTGCCGCTTGTTCCTGCGTCTGCCATTTCGCCTCCTCCGGTTCGTCCGCCGGTGCGCCTGGTGCGCCTGGCGCTGGCGGTTCCGCCGGCGGTTCCGATTCCGCCGGCGCCGGCGCCGCTTTAGCCATCGGTGCGCAACAGGGCGTGGAGTTCGCCTACTTCGTCGGGGAACGCGCGCGCCAGAATGCCGGCGATTGCGCCAAGTGCAGCATGAGAGTCCGGCGCGGTTGCGATCGGCACCGGACGCGCCAGTTCGGTTTCGACGGCCGCAAGCCGGTCGTGCATTGCGCCAAGATCGCCGATGTTGCGTTCGATCGCGGCCAAACGATCCTGCACCGGACCAAGGTCGATCGGCGCGAGGTTCGGCAACGCGTTCAGACGATCCTCGATTGTCGCAAGCCGGGCCTCGATTGTCGGCGGTTCGCTGTGTTCACTCACGACGAGTCTCCTGTTGCGGGGGCAGCCTTGCGACGATCACGCCAAGCGCTTGCATGATCTGCGCTTGGTGCGCGTCAATCGCGTCGAGACGTTCCGCGATGGCCGCCGAATTATCGGCCGCCCGCGCGAGATGCAGATTGAGATTGGCGATGCCATCGGTCGCCGCCTTGACCGAGCCGGCAATATCCACGCCGCCAAGCGACAGCATTTTCTGTACCGCACTCATGCCAGGATCATCGCTTGCGTCGCCGCGCCGGTGGTGAAACCGGGGTCGGTGAATGTTTGAGTCGGATGCGCGGTCCAGTCTGCGGGAATAAAGCTAAACTTTGTATTCCATGTCGATCCGTCAGCGGACCACTCGACGCGCCCGGATGTCGGCCCCGATGGGATATACGAACTTGCCGTAAGTTCTATTTCGGCAACGACAGGGGTCTCACCGAGAAAATCGACGGCAAGATAGCTCGCGCCGGTGCCGGGGTTGCCGGACACCCATTGCGTTCCCGGCAGTCCGTCGAATGCGCGGTAAGGTCGATTGGTTAAGTACCAGTCGGGTGCGATTATGTCGCCGCTTTCGGTGAGGTCGGCGCCGCTGGGGGTTGCGCGAAAGATCAGATTGACAATTTGCACGTTGGTATGCCCGGCATTGTCCGCATAGTAGACGCGCCAGTAGCGATGGCCGCCGGTGTGGCCGATCTGTTTTCGGAAGGTGCGCGGGCCGGTGAGCCACGCGCCGAAGCGCACAATAATTGTCCACTCTGGCGTGAACGCAATGCCGTCGTCCGATGAAAGCACGCGCGCAAACCCCGGTGTCTGGTGAAACCCGTCGGGTGTAATGGTGATTTCCTGAATATCGCGGGGCGTGCCGCCGAAATCGTATTGCCAATATACGCCAGCAACAGGGACGTCAGACACCCACGCCGTCGCTGTCAGGGTGTCGATCGCGTTTGACGCAACATACCCGCCCGGAAACGAGCCTGACGCGGAGCAATTCGCCGCCGTGATTGCTAGGTTCCCGCCCGCCGGAATATCGGTCATTACGAGTTCTGACATGACCCAATTATTGATGCCGTCGCTCGGGTCCTGAAACTCAAGGCGCCAATAGCGATGCAGGGCCATCAGCCGCGCGCCGCTAGAATGCTCACACCGACGTCCGCCAGCGTCGCATCCTGCGAGGCCGGCGCCGCGATTTGCAGCACATCGCCAACCGCCAGCGAGCCGCCGGCGCCCGCCAGCGTGCAAGCAACGTGCGAGCCGCTGGTGATCGTCACAGTACCAAGCGCCGTCGTGCTGCCGCCGGAAATCTTGTTCAGCGTGAACACTGCCGGCGCCGTGGTCAGTGTGCCGTCATAGATCACGCTGCCGGCAAGCGCTGCCGCAACGGTCAACGCGAATGTTGCCGGGACATTGATCGTCGTACCCGCCGCCGGCTTGCCGGAAAACACGAACGGAATCGACACCTTGCCTAAACCGGGCGGCAGTTGTGCATAGGTGATGTTCTGAGTTCCGCCGCCGAAACCGCGCATCACGTGCCTTCCAAAACGCAAACGGTGGAAGTGAGTCCGGTGGCGCAAATTCCGTGAATTGCGCCAAGCGTGATCGCGTCATTGGAGAACGACAGGCCGCCGCCGCCGCCGGCGCCGGGGCCGGGTGCCTCGCTCAAAGGATAGCCCGCGCCGATCGCTGCCGGCGCGCCGAAACCAAGTGCTACGCCCGCCGTGTTGATGTTGACCAGTAGCAGCGATTTCCGCGCCGCGTTCGCGGGGACAATGATGGAGTCCGCGTCGGTGACGTTGGCGATGGTTTGGGTGATGGTTTGCGCCGACGCGGCCACATGCACGGTGCCAATATCAGCGGTGCCCGCCAGTAGCGCCATTGCACTCGGCACCGCGCCGCTTCCGGTGGTGATGGAGACGGCGCCGGCAACCGCTTGCACGCCAGTTGGCGGAACAACGCAATTCAACGCTTGCACGACAATGGTGGTGTCCTGCGCGATGGTTGGCGCCGACAGCACAAAGCGCGCGCCGCCGGTTATTGCGAGCATCCATGATGCGGCGCCGGCGGGCACGGTATCGGCCGCGCCGGTGTCGGGGAAGCTGATTGTCACGGGTGCAATGTTTTGGGCGTTGTCGACAAAAATCGAACCGAGCGGACCGAGCCGCTGCGACGGGGGAAGGCCGTCGCATTGGCAAATGGTGCGCGTGAAACCGACGCCGAAACGGAGATTGAACGTCGCCGCGCGCGCGTCTTTGCTGATTGCCAGTAATGCGACGGTGGAGTCCGGTGGCGTGATCTGCGGTGAGTAGGGTCCAGGGATGGCCGTGATTCCGCTTGTTATGGGGGAGACGCACGCCTACACGGGACGCACCAAGCGCGCGAAAGGTTAAGAAATTATGAAGGAACCTATCGGATCGGGCCGGCGGTTCCGCGCATTGGAGTCGAAATTGGCCGCCTCGCACCGGGTGAAAAATCCGGCAGCATTGGCCGCGTCAATCGGGCGTAAAAAATTCGGTGCTGGGCGCATGGCGCAACTGTCCGCGCGCGGGCGCAAGAAGGCCGCCGACGAACGGGAAACCCGCGCCGCTGCCGCGCGGTTTCCGGCGCTGGTGGAGAAGCCGGCGCGACGGGTCAAGGTGTGACCGATGTTTGACGCGGAATTACCGTCAACCGTACTGGTTGCGCTTGCGCTGGCAGTTGACCGTGACTCGCATACCATCACGGTCGGCGGGGTACCGATTCACACAACACCATCAGAATATGAAATTTTAGCCTATATGGCGGACCGGCGCGGACGGCTTATATCGCGCGAAAAATTATCCGATGTGCTGTACGGCGCGCGCCCGGATTGCGATGCACCGGCAAGCAACGTTGTCGACGTGATGATCTGCAACATTCGCCACAAGCTCGCTGCCGCCGGCGCGCCGGCGCTGCAACGGCGCTGGGGACAAGGGTATTTCCTGCCATGACTCCCGAGGGGTCATGCCGCCGTTGCCGATTGCCGGGGTGATCCGGCGCCTACGGCCGTCAGTAGTAACAGATAACGCTTGCGTCCGGCCCCCCGTTAGTAGTAACGCTCACATCGGGCCGATTCCCGGCCGGGAGCAAGCGCGATATGGGTGACAGCACACTGCGGCAACG